TTCCCCTTCACGCTGCTCAGGTCGAGCGGCAGTCCAGCTTCAGCTTCGGCGGGAGCGGACGGCGCAAAGCGTTCGCTCACGTCCGCGACGCGCAACGCCTGACCGATGGCGGCTTTGCTGGCTTTGCCGGTGAGATCGACCTTCCGGTCTTTTGCCAGCGCCTTCAGGTCTTCGAGGCTCATGTCTTCGTATACAGGCGACGTTACCAGCGGCTCGGCTTTCTCGGCAGCAGGCACTTCGCCCTGCCACAGCGCGAGCATGGCATCCTGTTCGCTTTGCGAAAGCTTTGCCCACTCGCGCGGCTTGACGCCCAGATAGCGCCCGTTCACTTTGAAAAAGATGTCTTCGGGGTTGAGCGCCCGTCCGCTGATCGCACAGCGTTCCGGCTTGCGCCCGTTCTGCCCGAACTGTCGTTCGTTTAATGGCATTGCATACTCCTTTAGTTGCTTAACGGCTGGTCATCACGCCGTGCGCCGCAATGGTGCGACTGCCACATCCAACCACGCGGCGCTCAAGTCATTGAGCAGCAGTAGTCGCTGTGGCGGAATCTGCTGTGCCAGCAGCGCCCATCCGGTCCGTGCGTGCCCCGGCACCTGCTGTCCGCCTGCGGGGTTACCGAAGACGTAGGGCGCATGACGTGCGGGGTTTTCAAGGTAAAACTCGACAATCTCGCCGGTCGATGATTGCATAACAAGCTTCCACTGCCGCGAGGCGCCAGTGCGCCGATAAGGCGCCTTGTGATTCGCAAAGTACCAGCGTCGGGACTTGGCGGTGGCGAACTCGAATGGCAGTTTGACTGCGCCGGGAACTCGATTGAGAACGCCATCAATACGCTTCTGCGCGGCCGGCAGGATATCGGCGTGGATGAGTGCAAAAAAACGCTGCGGGCCAGTCGCAATTGCTGCCTGTAGGTCGCGCAGTCCGGCGTCGTTGAACTCAAGTTGTACAGCGTTCATCGTTCGCGCATAATCTCAATGGTCATGCGGTAGGTGACAGCGTAGTAACTGTTCCCCAACCCATCGGTATCGTCGCCGTATTCGCGTATTTCCACGCCGTCGTCCGTCATTTCGCCCACCTCCAGCACGCCTTTCAGGTCGGTTTGCCCTGTTAGACGTAGACGGTCGACTTTGCGGAAGAAATTCGGCACGACTTCCAGGAAGTCTTCGGCGGCAAGCTGATGGGCGCGCAGTTCGGCAGGCGTCCACGTATCGAGCCGGTCGATCAGTACGCCGATCTCCCAGGTACGGGTCGTCGATGATCTGCCCGCCGCGCTTCCTGCACGGGTAGCGGCGCGCGAGAAGACAATGGCGGCTGGCAGCATGTCCGCTGTGGGCGAGAGATCGCCGCCTTCTTCGTCGGCAGTCTCGACGATCACCGTTTCAATTTCCGGGATGGTCGCTAAGAGCGCCTCAAGCCGGAGGCGAATCTCGCTCTGCGTCGCAATTGCCATTATTCAACCGACTTCGCCAGCGCCTTACGCAGATTGCGGATCGACGCTTCGCCGACGCCTTTGACTTCGCCGAGTTGGGCATCCGTCGCGGCATTCAGCGCGGCTTCCGTGCCGTAGCCTGCGCCGGTCAGGGCGTCCCACTGCTCCGACTTCAGCCCTGCGTCCGCCCAGGCGAACCCGACAACCGGCACTTCGGTCGTGTCGTCGACGTCATCCGGCGCAGATTCTTTTTCCAGCGCCAGCAATGCCGCCTCGTCGCCGCGTTCAAAGGCGTTGAGTTCCCGCACGATTCGCGGCAGGTTGTTACCCGCGTCCACTGCCGGGTCGTCCTGCTCGTATTCCTCTGCAACGCGCCAACCCGCGCGCTCCAGCGTGGCGCGTGCCTTCATGTTGTCGGCGGCAATCGGGGTGCTGCGCGGGAACTTACCCGCCGTCTTGTGCGTTTCGTTGCGGTCTTCGTAGATCACATATGTCGGCATGTTCTGCCTCCTAATCGTAAAAGTCTTCTGGCAAGTTGCCGATCCAGTTCTGATCCCCGCGCCGACGGCGTGAGGGCGACTGGATCAGCGTTCCTGTTTGGGCGACGCGGCGGCTGCGGTGATAGCGCGCGCGTTCAACGGCGTTGTCGTAGCGGGTTGAATGCGGCACATTATCCTGGCGTGGGGTGTTGACGGGGCGGTCAATCTTCTCAGACAATCCGCCCGCCTTATCGTCCCAGATGTCCGCCGACGCGGCGTGCAGGTCATAAGTCGGATACCAGCCGGTTGTCGCCACTTGCGTCGGCGGGTCGGTCGTCGTGTCGTAGTAATACGGGCTAACGCCGCGTTCATCTTGCAGCGGGTAGCGCTCGATGTACGCGGCGATGTCATCGTCCGTGTAGGTGGCGGTCGTCGGTTCGTTGACCCAGCGGCGCACCTGTGCTTTCATGGCGGTGGTAGCGGTCATGCCCTACCTCCTTTACAGAGGCAGGTACGAGATAATCGCCTCACCCACCATGCCTGCGGTCGTTGCGGACGCGGTGATCGTGAGGTACTGCGACGCACCCCACTTCTGCCCCGCCTTGCCGTTCGTGCCGCCGTCCTTGATGTTGTCAAAGACGCCTGCTGTGGCGACCGACTTCCCGTCGATCAGCGTGTCGCTGGAGGTCGTGCCATCTGCCGCAATCCCGCCGTCAACGGTCGCCGCGCCGGTGGACTGCGTGCTGATGTTCAGCACCAGACGGGTCACGTAGAGGTCGACGCCTTCCGGGTTCGCTATCGAGAGCACGCCACCGCCGGTGGTGGTGGTTGCTGCGGTCAGCGCGACATGCAGCGCGCCGCCTTCAAAGGTTCCTGTAGCCATGTTGATGTCTCCTTCTCGCCCGAATTACGGGACCAGGACTGCCCACGGATAACGGGTGCTTGCGTTGGTGTTCATGGCATTGATCGGGTTTGGCACCTGGAAGCCGAGGCGCATGACCACGCGCATCGCCACCATGTCCTGCTGCGCGAGGTTGTAGATAATGTTGCCCGACCCGTCCTGAAGTACCGCCTGATCCAGAATCTTGTAGGTAATGTCCTGGCGGATACTGTAAACCAGTTGGTTCCAGTCGCCGGAGAACATCAGGGCGGTCGCTGCCGACACCGAGCCATTGAGCAGGAACTCCATCGGCGTGCCGTCGAGTTCGTAGCGGGTCCGATCCTGCATGGAGCGCATGAAGATCGGCATCCCGGCGCTATCCCGCAGTCCCCGGAGCCGCGCCTTCATGGTCTGCAAGCCAATGCTCCCTGTGACCATGAAGCCGTCATCTTCGACGAGCGAGAACACGCCGCCCTCGCCAAGAATTTCGTCGTAGTAGTCACCGGAGAATGACGAGTGGTCGACCGTCTGCGAAGCAGCAGTTGCCCCGGCGAGAATGTCGTTGGGCCAGTTGGCGGGCTTGTTCGTGCCGACCAAAATAGCAGCGTCAATCGTCTTGCCAATGGCTTCCACCATGCGCGGGCGCAGTTCGCCCCAGATGTCATAGCTGGAATCTGCCAGCACGGCTTCTGGGATCGGCACAATCGTCGCAATTTCTTCCGCGTAGATGTACTTGTTGCTCCACGAGACTTCGGTCGTCTGCTTCAGCCCGGTATCGCCGTTGACGAAGTAGGCGGTTGCCAGCGCGTCCAGCACCGGCATCGACGTGCGGTTCGAGGACATGTTGGGCAGGCGACGCGCCAGCCGCAGCACTATGCTCGACTCGGCAGCGCCCTGAATGATTTCGCGCGCGTATTGGTCCTGGATCAGTCCGGTTGCGCCTGTCCGGTCGATCACACTGCTGTAGTCAGCCATTGCGTATCCTTTGCGTTATCGGGTATAGCCCGCCGCGCGGCGAATCTCGTCATTAAACGACGATGTGCCAGCGACAGAACTGTTCGTACCATTGCCCTGATTACCCTTCGGCACAGGTTTCACCGTGCCGAACAGTCCCGCGTGTTCCTGCTTGAGCAGGTCGAAGTTCGGGTTGCCCTTGCGGTCGAAGTAGCGCTCCGGATCAGCATTCATCAGCACCCACGCCGCTTTTGTGTCCACCAAGCCAATCTCTGGCTTGGCAGCGACCTCGTAGAAGTCGGCGCGACGGTTGGAGGCTTCAAGCTGTTCAGAAATCGCCATCAGTTGTTTCTCGGCTTCGCTGCCTTTTTCAGCAGCCTTGAGCGCGCCATCCAACTGCGTCTTGAACGACTTCTTATCCTCGCGTTCCTTGTCCAGCGCGGACTTCAAGCCTGACGTCTGCTTCTCGTACAGGCTGGCAATCGTGGTGCGCTGTGCTTCGGGCTGCGTCGCCAGCCAAGCATCCCAGCTCTCAGGCGTCTCGCTCTGAGCGGTTGCATTGGCGGTGGCGTCCGTATTCCCTGCGTTCGGTGCTGCGGTTTGCTGCGTCATGTGTGCATCCCTCCGCCTCTCGCGGAATTCAAAGCGCCCGACATCTCGTCAGGCGCGTTCAATCTGAACGCTCATTTGAGCGTAGAATTGACTGTTTTGTGGTATAATAGGCTAGTTATGCAGCCTAGCCCGACGGGGCGAAAAGCGGACATCATCGCCGCCTGGCTGCTACCCAACACGATGATCAATCACAAGGATGAATGTGATGCCTGCTAAAATTTGTCTGGTTTGCGGCACAACTTATCCAAGCCCGCCGAGCAAAGACCGCCAATATTGCAGTTGGAAATGTCACTCTGCCGCAGTCTCAAAGAAACATGAGCGGGAGTGCCCTATTTGCGGCAAGCACTTCAGTAACACACACCACCCAGAACAAAAATACTGTTCCCTGCAATGCAGGTTGGGAGATAAGCAGCAAGACAATCGCTTTTGCGAAACTTGCGGGAAAGGCTTTCATGTTAAGCCGAGTAGTAAGCGCCGCTTCTGCTCGCGCGCTTGCTGGCGTAAACGCGAAATACCAACATCAGATAAGCACGAGCACCGAAACTGCGAACACTGCGGAAACTTATTTAAGACGTGGAAATACCGTACCACGAAATACTGCTCGCGTAAGTGTCACGGCGCTGCAAGGAGTGCTGCAAGCCCTTCGGTTGAATGCCTTTGTGAAGAATGCGGTCAGTCGTACCAAGTGAGTCGCTTTTTTGTTGAAAAGCGCCACTCGCGCTATTGCTCTCATGAGTGTCGGTTTTCGGCTATGTCCCGCGAACGGCAGGGCGCTGGTAATGTCAATTATCGTGGCGGCTCGGTTGAGTATCGCGGCGCGAACTGGCGCAGGCAAAGCCGCTTAGCCCGTATTCGAGACGGATACCGCTGCCAGGTTTGCCGGAAGAAAGTAGGGCAGAAGCCACACGATCACGGCGTTCACCACATCAGACCTTATCGAACCTTCGAGGGAGATTGGCAAAGCGCAAATGTGTTAGCGAACCTGATCACTCTCTGCGCGCCGTGTCATACACGAGTAGAGTTCGGCGAATTAGCGTGTCCGCAGCCGCTATTCTAAGATCGCGCCGTTTCGTATTCTCAAGGGCGACCAGCGACGTGCTTGCGCTTCACAGTCAGGACAGTGCTCCGCATTGGGGTTGGTGCGCCAGTAGACATCGAACCCGCCTTCGACCTGTTGATACTCAAGATCACATTTACAGTTTGTTTTACAACTATGCTGACCGTCGCCCGGATACTGTCCTAAAGGCGGAATGCCGAAGCGCTGTGCTCGACTTTCGCTGAAGGTGGCATTGCCCGCGCCCGCGTACAGCTTGGCGCGCTGGCGCACTCGTGGCGCTGCGTCGAGCGGGAAGTCCCCGCGCCGCATCTCGTCGACCCAGCGGTTCAGGAAGCCAACCTGTTCGATGGCTTTCTTCTCGGCAATCTCGAAGTTGGGCAGCACCATCTGGTTTGCCCCGCCTGCGCCCAGGACCGCCGTCGCCAGATGATAGCGGCGCAGTTCGGTCTGCATGGCATCCGCGAAGGCGTCGAGGTCAATGCGCCCCTGCGCCAACGCTTCTGCGAGGGCTTCGAGGCGGTTGCGCTGGTCGGCTTCGAGGATTTGGAAGGCTTGCGCGGTCGTGCGGGCGGTGCGCGGGACAGCGCGTCGGGTTGGGTTAGGTTGTTGGCGCTGTGCGACCATCAGCGGCGTCCGTTTTGTATTTCAGCGCGAACTCGACACATGCAGCGTAACTGACTGAATTGAACAACTCTACGCCATGTCGCTGAACAAAATATTTACTTATTCCGCCGGGAACTACAGGCATGTAACCGATAGCAATCTCAGCAGTGTTGTCGAGATAGTCCGAAATCACCGCATTGAGTTCGTCGAATGCACCAATTGAACTGAATGCCTTCAGCAGCGCGCGTTCTGTGCCCCGCGTGATCGCGTCTGCGCTATTGTTGTCGTGCATTCACGTCCTCCAGAATGTCGCCGATGCCGAGTTCCTTCAGCCGATCCTGCACCGCGTTCATGTCGCTTTTTTGCAGCTTACCGCCTTTAATCAATGCGTTCGCCTGGGTCTGCGCCTCGGCTTTGTCCGCTTCCATCTCGGCAATCTCGGTCGCCGTCCAGCCTTCGCGCGTCAGCACCGTCTTGAGCGGAATGCCCGTGTTGACGTCCATCTGGCGAATTTCCGCCTCGGTGCGCGGCTGCACGGTTTCGGGTCGGTCGAACACGGGCACGATGTCCTTCTTCTGCACGCCTTCGACCCCATCTAAGCGCAGCAGGAAAGCCGCCAGTTCCGCCCACACGGGTGTGAAACGGTCAATCGACGACTGCGCCTTCTTGTTCAGCGGCGCTTCCATGGCAATTAAGGCTTCCCCGGACGGGTCGCCGCCCTGCGTCATGAGGTAGTGCTTGGGCGTGCGCGTGATAATGGCAATCGAGGTTGCCAGCTTATCCATGGTCTGCGTGTAATTGACCAGTTCCGTCGGGCTGAACTCGCCGACGCTGGTGGGCTGCCCCTGTCCATCGCTGGCGGGCAGGTCCCAAATCTCATTGGGCGAATTCTTCAGTGTCTTGACGCCTGCTTCACTGATGACATAGCGCTGCTTGAACGCGCCGAACTCCGCCGCGACCATCATGTCAGCGAACAGCTTGTTCACGGCGTTCTGCAACTCGATCACGTTGTCGAGGCGCGAGGTCGTCTTGCGCCGGTCGATGCGGAAGTGAAACAGCGGCACGACGCCCATCGGGTTCACGGCTTCACTGATTAACTCGAAGCCTTCGGCTTTCGTCGTGTTCTCGGCGTTTCCCCGGCTGCGGTAATACTCAATGCGCTCCGGGTAGTACAGGTTCAGGTAGCGCTTCTCATCGTCGGTATTCACCCACCACTTGGCGCCGAACTGCTTCGCGCGCGGGTGTTCCGGGTCGTAGAAGAGGTGCGTCATGCGCGGGTCGTGGTAATACGCTTCGACCTCGGCGTCCTGGTCCTTCCACGCAAAGACGTAGCTCTCGCCGCACACAAGCGCCGCCAGTGTCACATCGTCCGCGTCGAGGTTGAGTTCGGTCTCGCTGAACAGTTCGTTGAGACGCTGCTCAATCGGGTTCTCCGGCGGGACTACCTGGGGTGGACTGGCGTCGACGGGCATTGCCGTCTGCTCCGCTTTGGGTTGGGGCAGCGAGAATTCCCGCAACCGTATGCGCTCGTGCTCACTGTCGACCACGACCGCGCACCAGTTCTCGCTGAAGCGGGCGTCGATGCGCTGAAACACTTCGCGCAGGCGTTCGTTGGTGTACACGAGCGGCTGATTGCCCTCGTAGTACGCCCAGAGCAGCGAGAAGACGCGCGTCTTCGCCGTCAGGGTGTCAAATGCGCGTTGCAGGTCAGTAGCCACCAGTTATCCTTGGAACGACTTCGCCTCACGGCGTTTACGGGTCTGCGACATGACTGCATAACGCATGGCGTCCATGCCGTGATTGTCTAAATCCTGTGGCAGTTCCTTGTTCGCTTTGCCGTCCGTCGTCTTCGCCCAGACATAGCCGGGGAACTCCGACGCCGTGCTGACCGGCTTTTTGCTGTCCAGCAGCGACGGGTCGGCTTGCACGAGCGCATCTTTCAGCACAAACAGGCGCGGCTTACCGTCGCCTGCCTTGCGTAGGCGTTCCTGCACAGCTTGAATGCCATCCAGAATCGACTTCTGCGCGGGCAGCGTGTCGACGCCGTGGCGCTTCAAGGTGGCGCGGTCTTCCGCGTCATGGTCGGCAGTTGTGTAAGTGATGCGTTCGCCCGCGCTGAAGGTGCGGATGTCCGCCGCGTGGTCTTCAACCAGCTTGCCCGTCGCGTACAGTTCGCGGTAAAGATACATGCGCCCGTCGGGGTCCACTGCCCACCACTGACAGACGAACGGGTTGGTGTAGCCGAAGTCGACGGCACGGAAACGCGTCCAGGCTGGCGGAATGGGAAACGGGTCGATCCAGTGAATTTTCTCGTCCCAGTCTTCGTAGACCGCGCCCTCGGCGATCACCCACTTGCCTTCAAGGTAGCGCAGCCGTCGCACGCCCGTCAGGCGTTCCAGCTTGCCCAGCACATAGTCCCTGCCGCGCGCTGTCCAGTCGTTGAGGCCGTTATCCCAGAACGCCGGATTATCGCGGTGGAAGGTGTTCAGCAGCGTGATCATGCCCGCGTCGGCGCGCTGTTTCAGCCAGTGATCCGGGCGGTCCGGGTTCGTATCGCCCACCACCTGCCGATACGGCAGAATATTGGAGCGGTTACGCATGACCAGCGTTTCCCAGTCCTCTTCCGAGAATTGCACCGCTTCTGCCGCGTAGATGAAGTCGTATTCCGCCGAGAGGATGCGCCCCGGTCGGTCCATGCCACCGACGACAATCTGGGAGCCATTCGGGTATTGATAGACCTGTCGGCTTTCACGCTGAACGCCCGCACAGATCGGATTGTCAAAGCCGAGCACGTCCCGTTCCAGCGTGACCAGTACCGACTGCGCTAAGTCCGCCCGCACTTTGCGGACGATCAGCGCGCGTGCGCCTTTATGCGCTGACATGAGGTCGTGGATTTTCTTGAGGACGGCGAACGTTTTGCCTGTACCGGCTGCACCGACCAGTAACACTTCCGGGTCGGTGTTGGTTTGTACAGCGAGATTGTTACCCCGTAGGACGGGGCTATTCGCTGCCTTCGCTATCAACCTGTCCATCTCGGCGCGCTCGTGCGGCGTCAAGTAGGGCAGCAATGCGACTAGCTCTTGTTTCGTCGGTAAGGCTTGCATCGTCAACGATTTCGGTTGCCTCGCCTGCCTTCAGGTGTTGTTCTTTCAGGATCAGCGCAATCGCGGACTGCGCGTTGTAAATCTCGTATTCGATCTTGTCTTCAACTTCATCCGGCTTCTCCTCGTCGAAAGACGGGATATAACGCCGCGTGTGTTTTACTTTGTGCAGGAGATGGGCTTGAGGATGCGTTTTCAGTGCTTCGATAGATAGTCCGAGGTAGTCGACAACCCTGCCGCGCCCCTGCTGACTGAGGCGATAGAGCGCCTCGTTCGAGGTCATGGTGAGTTCTGCCATGCGCTCTTGGATACGCGCCGCAACCTTAGCATTTCTTAGCAGCCTTGAGGCGGTGACGTGGGCGCTGCCTTCAGCATAGCCCGCGCGAATAGCTGCCTGTGTGCCGTTGAAGTCTATCGTGTACTCCAGCGCGAACGCCTCGTGCTTCAAATTCGCTAGCGGTGTACCCATGCGCCGTTACTTCCTGCCATACCCTCGCCTCGCCCTGCGGCGTGTGCTTGCTGCGTGCAACAAAAAGCGCCGACCACGCCCCTAGCCTTACGGCTGCCCATACCCAGGTGGTACGGAATTCGGAAACGTGTGTCGACGCGGGTGAGGCGGTTTCCCGTCTCGAAAAACGTTGACATTGC